TGGTACTGCTGCTACCGATCTTAAGACTGCCGCCTTGGCTGCTGACAACACAGTCTACCCAATGGTTGACGGCTTCACCGAAGGTGGCGCTCTCGGTTCCGTCAAAGGCACCGACTTCTGGGGTCTTGAAAACGATCCTAACATCCCAGAAATCGACATCAAGGTTGATTCCGTGGCTGTTACAGCGTTGACCAAGAAGCTCAAAGCTAAGTGGTCCCCAGAACTAGCTCAAGATTTGAATGCTTATCACAACCTCGACGCTGAAGTTGAGTTGACAAGCATCTTGTCCGAGCAAGTTGCTCTTGAAATTGATCAAGAGATCCTTGAAGACCTTGTTAAGGGTGCAACTGCTGGTACATTGTACTGGTCCCGTAACCCAGGTAAGTTCTTAAATCGTGAAACAGGCGCTATTGTTCCTGGCACAACTTACCCAGACTTCACCGGTACTGTCTCCGAGTGGTACGAAACTCTTCTTGAAACTGTCAATGAAGTAAGTGCTCGTATTCACCGTAAGACACTCCGTGGCGGTGCTAACTTCCTAGTTACATCCCCAGAAGTCGCTAACGTTCTTGAATTCACATCTGGTTTCCGTGCTTCCGTCGCTCCTGACGACAAGGACGGTTCTTGGGGTGCTCAGAACGTAGGTTCCATTAGTCGTAAGATGGACATTCATGTCGATCCTTACTTCCCACGTAACCTACTACTAGTAGGTCGTAAGGGCAGCAGCTTCCTAGAAAGCGGCTATGTATATGCTCCTTATGTCCCACTACAGGTCACACCTACCATCTTTGGTACCGAGGACTTCGTACCTCGTAAGGGAGTCATGACTCGCTACGCCAAGAAGATGGTACGTCCTGATATGTACGGCTTGGTCGTAGTATCTGACCTCGTATAATAGTCTATTCCACTCTTCGGAGTGAATAAACTTGAGAGAACCCCGTCCTAGTGGCGGGGTTTTCTTATTTACGGATGAAATAGGGAA